TCAACCTGTTAAAGAGGACGAGCCAGAAGTAGATTTTTTCGAGAATCCACAAGCGGCTGTTCGTAAGACTGTTGATAACCATCCTGATGTACTTGCGGGTCGCCAAGCGGCTCTTGAGTTCAAAAAGATGCAGATTCAGCAAAAGCTGGCGGCTGAACACCCTGATTTCGGTCAGATTGCTCAGGATGCAGACTTTGTGAATTGGGTGAAATCTTCTCCTGTTCGCATTGGTTTGTACGCTAAAGCTGATGGTGAATATGACTATGACAGTGCTAACGAACTGCTCAGTACCTACAAGCAGTTGAAGGGTGTTAAGGCTAAACAGACTAGTGATGCAGGGGAAGCCCAACGCAAGACTAATCTCAAAGCCGCATCTGTAGATGTTGGTGGTACTGGTGAATCTGGAAAACGAGTTTACCGAAGGGCTGACCTTATTCGGCTGAAGATGCAAGACCCGAACCGATACGATGCCTTGAGTGATGAAATCATGCAAGCATACGCAGAGGGACGAGTCAAATAACTTAACTTTTGATTTTATTGGAGATACAACATGGCAACATCATTTTCCCCCACCAATTCAGTGACCACAAGCACTGGCGCAACATTCATCCCAGAGATTTGGTCAGATGAAATCGTAGCGGCTTACAAGAAAAACTTGGTTCTTGCCAACCTCGTTATGAAGATGAACTTCAAGGGCAAGAAAGGTGACGTTGTTCACATTCCTGCACCTACCCGTGGTTCTGCTTCTGCTAAAGCCGCTGAGACAGCAGTCACTTTGATTGCCGCTACTGAGTCTGAAGTTACTGTGTCTATCAACAAGCACTATGAATATAGCCGCTTGATCGAAGACATCGTGGAAGCCCAAGCACTGAACTCTATGCGTCAGTTCTACACTTCTGACGCTGGTTACGCCCTGTCTCGTCAAGTTGATACCGACTTGATTCAGTTGGGTCGTTTGGCTAACGGTGGTTCTTCTGGCGCACGTTACGGTTCTGCCTTCATCGGTGGTGACGGTACAACTACCTTTGACTACACAGCTAACACCAACACTGGTAACGCTTCCGCCCTGACTGATGCCGCTATTCGCCGCACTATTCAGCGTTTGGATGACAACGATACTCCTATGGACAATCGTTTCTTCCTGATTCCTCCATCAAGCCGCAACACCCTGATGGGTTTGGCTCGTTACACCGAACAAGCATTTATCGGTAATGGCGATGCTATCCGTAACGGTGAAATCGGTAACCTGTATGGTATCCCTGTGTTCACTTCCAGCAATGCTGACTCTGCATCTGCTACTGCCGCTTTCCCCGCAAGTGGTTCTGCTATTGCTCGTGTCTGCTTGATGGGTCACAAGGACTCTATGGTTCTGGTTGAGCAAGTTGGTGTTCGTTCACAAGTTCAGTACAAACAAGAGTATTTGGCTACTCTGTTCACTTCTGACACTTTGTACGGTGTTGCCGCTTTGCGTGATGCCGCCTCTACTGGAGCCGCTAAGTCCTCATCCATGTTCGCTTTGGTTGTTCCTAGCTAATAGTAGTTGCGCCCCCTGCCCTAGTGGTGGGGGGACTTTTTTAACTTAATTAGGAGAAATCAAAATGGCAGCAGCAACAGCAGTCGTTTCCCGCCGTGGTAACGATCAATTTCGTGGTCTGTTTACAGATACTTGGGATGTTTCCTGTACTTTAGATAGCGGCTCAGTCGCTACTACAGCTACAGCTACAGACACAGTAACTGTTGCAGGAGTGGCTTTGGGTGACATGGTTCTTGGTATGTCAGTTGGTGTAAGTGAAGCTGGATTGGTTCGTAGAGCCTATGTTTCAGCCGCCAACACAGTAACTATCGTGACCTATAACCCAACAGCAAGTTCAGTTGATTTGGCTTCAACTACATTACAACTTATCATTGGTCGTGCTGTAGTTTAATGACGGGGGGGCTAGTCCCCCCTTTCTCATTTAAGGGGTTTTATGGCTACTTTTCGTTGTCTCCAATCGGGTAATTGTGTGACTTTTACTCTTCAGCATGATATTGACTCTATGGAGGGTCATCAGGGTTATGTTTTGGTAGATGAAGAAGGAGTAACCATAGAGTCTGTAGAATCAGAATTTAGAACAGATACCGCATTTGCGCCTGTCATTCCAACAATTAAGCGTATGGGAAGACCAAGAAAGGTAGCAAATGTCTGAAGTTGACGCAAGAGATTTTGGTAGGTTAGAGGCTCAAGTAGAGACTCTACATGGTCAAGTAACTCAATTGAGTCACGATGTAAAAACCTTACTTGAACTTGCCAATAAAGGCAAAGGTGGTTTTTGGATGGGTATGACTATCGCTTCATTCATGGGCGGTATCGTTACCTTTATTGTTGATCGACTCTGGAAATAAGGAGAATATTATGCCAATGGTCGGAAAAAAGAAGTTTCCCTACTCTGAAAAAGGCCAGAAAGAAGCCAAAGAGTATGGCAAGAAAAAGGGCGTTCCTGTGACCATTATGGTTGCAGTTGGTAAGCCAAAAATGTCTATGCCCATGAAAGGTAGCAGAACTGCTACTAACATGATGAAGAAATCCTCACGGGGTAAGTAATGTCTACATTCCAACTCGATCCAAATCAAGTAGCGATTGGTGTTCCAAGACTGGGAACAACCCAAGTGTTTACAGTTACTAACTCAAGTGTTCAATCAACGGCTTTTGGCGCATCCACCACGATGATTCGTGTATCTTGCTCTTTAGGACATTGCCATTTTCAAATTGGCACAAATCCAACAGCCAGCATAACAACTTCACCCATGATGCCTAATAATTTTTCTGAGATTATTAAGGTAAATGCTGGTGAAAAGATTGCTGTTATTAAGGATGCAACAGTAACGGCATCAACTTTCTCTGTTACGGAGTTGGTATGAAAACCAAATCCCAAAAGAAGATTAGCAAGGTTATGACTGAATACAAGGAAGGTACTTTACATTCAGGCAAGGGCGGTAAGGTTGTCAAGAACCCAAAACAGGCAGTTGCCATTGCTTTGTCTGAAGCTGGTATTTCTAAGCCTAAAAGGAAGATGAAATGAAGCAGGGTTTGTACGCCAACATCAATGCCAAGAAGCAACGGATAGCCGAGGGTTCTGGCGAAAAGATGCGTAAGGTAGGTAGCAAGGGTGCGCCTACTGCTGATGCGTTTAAACAGGCGGCAAAGACTGCAAAGAAGCCTAAAAAGGTGAAGTAGATGAAAACACCCACTTGGCAAACAAAAGCTGGTCAAAATCCAAAAGGCGGCTTGAATGCCAAGGGTAGATCATCTTATAATGCGGAAACTGGTGGCAATTTGAAACCTCCAGTAAAGTCGGGGGATAACCCTCGCAGAGCAAGTTTCTTGGCTCGCATGGGCAACATGGCTGGTGCAGAGTACAAGAATGGTGAACCAACAAGACTGCTTCTTTCGTTGAAGGCTTGGGGTGCAAACTCCAAGGAAGACGCAAAGGCAAAAGCTAAAGCTATATCCGCAAGGAACAAAGCAAAGGCTGGAAGCAGATGACCTATTTAGAACTTGTAAATGACGTATTAGTTAGGTTGCGTGAGACAGCAGTTTCTACTGTTTCCGAAACATCTTATTCTGCTTTAATTGGGAAGTTTGTAAATGATGCCAAGCGTCAAATTGAAGATGCTTATGCTTGGAATGTTCTAGGCACTACTATTACCCTGTCTACTACTGCTGGCACATACTCTTATGCCCTGACAGGCGCTGGTCAGAAGTTCCAAGTTATTGATGTTATCAATGCCACCAGCAATATTGGCATGAAGAATATTGATTTTGCTTCAATGAACCGCAAGCAGAATTTTTCTACTCCTGTGAGTGGCATTCCATCGGAATTTTGTTTTGATGGTGTTAATGGTAGCTATGACACTAAGGTAACTTTGTATCCACGCCCTGATGGTGTATATAGCATCCCATTTAGCTTAACAGTGCCACAAGCTACATTGTCTTCTGATGCGACTATTGTTGCTGTTCCTGATGTTTTAATTGTTCAGAATGCTTATGCTCGTGCTTTGGTAGAGCGTGGTGAAGATGGTGGTTTGTCTTCTTCTGAAGCGTACCAGTTGTATAAAGCCATGTTGTCTGACTATATTGCTTTGGAAGGTACTCGTTATCCTGAGAATCAGGAGTTTGTGGCAGTATGAGCCAACAAATACAGACTTACAGTATCTCAGCCCCTGCACTCTATGGGCTGAATACGCAAGACTCGCCTCTTGATCTTGCGGCTGGATTTGCTTTGGTTGCAACAAATTGCGTAATTGACCAGTATGGTCGGATGGGTTCACGCAAAGGTTGGTCAAGGGTCAATTCATCTAGTGGCGATTTAGGCGCTAATGACGTTAAGGTCATTCATGAGTTAGTTCAGGCTGATGGTACTTTGACTGTATTGTTTGCTGGAAACAACAAGATTTTTAAGTTAAGTTCTACTAATACAGTTACTGAACTTACCTATGGGGGGGGTGGTACTGCCCCAACTATTACTGATAGCAATTGGCAATGTGCTTCTTTAAATGGCATTACCTACTTCTTTCAGTCTGGTCAAAATCCTTTGATCTATGACCCTGCTGTTAGCACTACGACATATCGTAGAGTTAGCGAGAAGACAGGTTATGCCGCTACTGTTCCTGATGCGAATATTGTTATTTCAGCGTTTGGTAGATTGTGGGCGGCAAACACAACTGCTAATAACGCTACTGTTTATTTCAGTGACTTGATTGCTGGTCATGTATGGTCTACAGGCACTGCTGGTAGCTTAAATGTAAACAATGTGTGGGTGAATGGTGCTGACCAGATCACTGGTTTAGCGGCTCACAATGGATTCTTGTTTATCTTTGGCAGGAGACAGATTCTTGTCTATGCTGGCGCTACTGCTCCATCAACTATGACATTAAGTGACACTGTTGAAGGTATTGGTTGCATTGCAAGAGACAGCATTCAGACTACTAGCACCGATGTGCTGTTCTTGTCTAATTCTGGTGTTCGTTCTTTGATGAGGACAATTCAAGAGAAGTCTGCTCCTGAGAGAGACTTGTCTAAGAATATTCGTAATGACTTAACAAGTGTAATTGCTGGTGAGACATTGGCAAATATTAAGTCTGTTTATTCTGAGCGAGAAGCGTTCTATTTGTTGACTACGCCATCAATCTCCTCTGTATATTGTTTTGATACAAAGGCTTATTTACCTGATGGGTCTGCTAGAGTAACAACATGGGACTCTATAACTCCAACGGCATTTTTGTCTAGGCGTGATGGTTCTTTGTACATTGGCAAGAATGGTTATATTGGTTTATACAACACTTACCAAGATTACCAATCTGCATATCGTATGTTGTATTACACAAACCATGCCGATCTTGGTAATCAAAACCAAACTTCTATTTTGAAGAAGTTGTCTATTGTGGTTATTGGCGGCTCAAACCAGACTGTTACCTTTAAGTGGGGTTTTGACTTTAAGACAAATTATTTGTCTGACAACGATACGATTCCAACGCAGGGAGAGTCCTATTATGGTATTGCTGAATATGGTGCTAATGCCACAGTAGTTGCACAGTATTCTGATGGCGTTGCTCTACAAACTTTAACTGTTCCTGCATCAGGAAGTGGTAAGGTTGTTCAAACAGGATATGAGACAGACATCAATGGTATTGGTTTGTCTATTCAAAAGATTGAAATTCAAGCCAAAAATGGCAAGGTAAGTTAAAGGAGTAACCATGTCAGACTACACAAAATCAACGAACTTTGCAACCAAAGATGCTTTATCTTCTGGTAATGCTTTAAAGATTGTCAAAGGCACTGAGATTGATACTGAGTTCAATAACATTGCTACAGCCATTGCAACTAAGGCTGATTTGACAAGTCCTACCTTTACTGGCACTCCAACACTGCCAACAGGCACTATTGGCGTAACTCAATCATCATCTAACAATTCAACAGCATTAGCGACAACTGCATTTGTTCAATCTATTGCACAAGTTTTGTTTCCTGTAGGCGCTATTTACACAGCAACTGTCTCAACCAATCCTGCAACCTTGTTAGGGTTTGGTACTTGGACAGCATTTGCGGCTGGTAAGACTATTATTGGTAATGGCGGTGGGTTTAGTGCTGGTGATACTGGCGGGTCAGCAGATTCAATCGTTGTTAGTCACACCCATACTGCAACATCAACAGTTACAGATCCCGGTCACTTCCATAGTGTCAATGCTGGTGCTACTGTGAGTAATCAATTAACTAGTGGTGGAACAGTAAATCTTGGCTCTACTAATACAGGCACTAAGACAACTGGCATCACTGTTGCAACAAGTATTGCATCTGCTGGCTCTAGTGGCACAAATGCTAACTTGCCTCCATATATCGTGGTCTATATGTGGCAAAGAACAGCATGATGATGCAAGACCCCCAATTTCGCATTACTCATCATTTCAGTGATGGGTTGTATGCCAAAGAGTCATTCTTCACGGCAGGAATGGCAATCATGAAGCATACGCACAACTTTAGTCATTTGTCTATTTTGGCTCATGGCAAGGTTGCTGTATTGCGTGGTACTGAGATTGATATTGTTTCTGCTCCAGCTTGCATTGAGATTGAGGCTGGTGTTACGCATGGGGTTAAAGCAATTACAGATTGTGTTTGGTTTTGTATTCATGCCACAGACGAGAAAGACCCGTCTAAAGTGGATGAGATTTTGATTAAAGGAGATTGATATGCCAATAGGATGGGCAATGGCGGGAAGCGCCGCTTTAAATTACTTAGGAGCGCAAGAACAAGCTGGCGCTATGGAGGCGGCGGCAAATACATCTGCGGCGGCTCAACGTGATGCGGCTCGACAAGCGGCTGAAGCGGCTAGATTTCGCCCTGTTGGAATTACTACTCGTTATGGCTCATCAAACTTTCAATTTGACCCTAGTGGTTATTTGTCAGGCGCTAGTTATAACGTCAGCCCTGAACTAAGAGCCTATCAAGATCGTTTGATGGGCTTAACTGGTGGTGCTTTAACTCAAGCAGAACAGGCTCAACAACAGTATGCCCCTTTGCAGACTGCGGCTACAGGATTGTTTGGCTTGGGTCAGCAGTATCTTGCACAGAGTCCTGAACAGGTTGCGGCTAAATATATCCAACAGCAACAGGACTTGCTTGCTCCTAGCCGTGAACGTCAGATGGCTCAGTTGCAGAACCAGTTGTTCCAACAAGGTCGTGGCGGTTTGTCTGTAGGTGCTACAGGTACTAGACCTAGTGGTGCGGCAGGATTGGGTGCTACTACACCTGAGATGGAAGCCTACTACAACGCTATTGCTCAACAGGATGCTCAGTTGGCGGCACAAGCACAGCAAGCTGGTCAACAGAATGTTGCGTTTGGTGCTGGATTATTTGGTACTGGCGCAGGGATGTTGGGTCAGTATCAAGCTGGTCAAGTGGGTGCATTGAGTCCATTTACAGCTTATTTGGGTGCTGGCCAAACTATTGAGTCACTTGGACAACAACCTTTGGATATTGGCGCACAGTTGGGTGGTAGAGCCGCTACTGCTGGTGGAAATGTTGGACAAGCATTGTTAACTGGTGGATTAGAGGCGGCTAGAACTCAACAAGGTGGTGCTGGATTTAGTCCATTAGGCGGTTTGTTGCAAGGACTTGCTAACAGTCCAAGACTGCAAACTGGATTTGAGAACGCTTATAACAATTACACAATGAACAGAAATATTGAGGGCGCACTTCCACAATCTGCAAATCCATTTGGTAATCCAATGAGCGCAGAACAAATGGACAGAATGAGTTACGGATACTATTAAGGAGTAATCATGGCATCAGAAATTCTCGGTTTATTTACTACTCCTGAACAGTATCAACTTGCTCAACAGCAAGCACAACAGGCGCAAGCTATTCAGTATGCAAATCTTGACCCAATGGCTCGTGCTAACTATGGGACTTTTCGTGCTGGTCAACAGCTAGGTGGTGCTATTGGCGGTGCTTTGGGTGGTCAAGACCCACAGCTACAATTAATTGCTCGTACTCAACAACTTGCTCAATCTGCAAATCTTGCTGACCCCGCATCATTGGAAGCTGTTGCTCAACAATTAGCAAATATTGGGAATATGCCATTGGCTATTAACTTTGCGGATAGGGCTAAAGCATTGCGTGAAGAAAAACTTAAAGGTAAAGAATCAGAGTCAAAGATTAATTTACAAACAGCGCAAGCAGAGAAAGCTAAAAAATTTGAACAACAAGCCCAAGTATCTACACAAAATAGAACCATTATTTCTGGTATTGAAGAAAAGTTAGCTTCAGACCCTGCTTACGTTCCATCAAATAAAGAAATCGCACAAGCCAGATTTATTCTTGGTAACGAAATGAAAACACGAACTCTTACAGACCCAGTTACTGGTGCGTTGTTAGGGACTATTGAAGGCTTGGATATTAATTTCTCTGCGCCTAACCTTGCAAGACTTTTAGCAAAACAACCTGCTAAACCAGTTGAAGGTGCGGCAACATCAACAGATGCAGTTGTTACAACACCTGTTGTAGCTGAAGCAATACCTCCTGTAGTTGGAGCAACTACCACTACAGCATCAGGATTAAAGATAACCCAAACACCAGCTTCTATTCAGAGAGAAAAGGAACAAAAAGAAAAGGACGTAGCAAAAATAGAAGAAAAACAACGTGCTGTTGAATCTTTTGACGATCAAATCGCCGCAGTTCAAAGTTTGCGTGACACAATAAAAACAACAAAGGGACTTATTAGCCCAACAACAACTGGATATGGTTCTTATTTATCTGTTCTTCCTTTAACTTCAGCTAGAACATTAGAAGGCAATACACAAACAATTAAAAACAATGTGGCATTGGCAAAACTTCGTGAATTGAAGCAACAATCTTCTACGGGTGCTTCTGGTCTTGGCGCATTAAACATGAAAGAGTTTGATGCTATTCAAGGAATTATTGCAAGTCTTGACCCTAAATCTGCCAATTACGCAAGTGATTTGGACAAGGTAGATAAGTTCTTTGCTCGGGCAGAAGAGTTAATGACAAAACAATCTGGCAGAGCCAAAGAAAATCTTGGTGCTGGTGCTGGCGCTGGTTCTAGTGACGAAGCAAAAATTCAAAGATTCATTGACTTTAATGGTGGAAAGCCATCAAGACAACAAGCAATAGACGCTCTTAAAAAGTCTGGTGTAATCAAGATAACCAAGTAAAGGTCAAGTCATGGCAACTCAGCGTCCAAAAACAAATGTAGAAGCACAGCAACAAATTAATCAACAAATGGATGCTGTACGTCCTTTGTTGCGTAGAGCTATTGCTTCTGGTGATAAAGCGGCTATTGAAAAGTATAGCGATGAAATGACTCGTCTTGATAGGATGATGCGAGCTACTGCTGAAATTAATGTTGGTGGAGTCAATATACCTATCGGTCAAATTGGCTCAGGCTTGCAATCTGGTATTTCTGGTTTATTTACCGCAATTCCAGACATTGCCACTGCTGGCGTAAATTTATTTCGCTCAAAAGAAAGTCAAATAACTCCTCTTGGTGAGTTAGCTACTCAACAGTTAGGAATCCAAAACCAACCCGCATCAGACGAATCTGCTTATGCTTTTAGGGTGGCTCAAGGAGCAGGAAGTGCCGCAATACCTAGTCAAGGAGCTAGAGGACTATTGCTTGGTACTGGTCTTGGTGCTGGTGACGTAGCTGTTTCTGAAGCAACTGGATTGCCAGAAGGCTTAGTTTCTGGGGTCTATGCCGTAGGAAATCTTACTCGTGCTGGATTTAAAGGAGTAAAGGGATTTAGGGAAAGCCGTAAATTTGAACAGTTCTTAAAAGACAATGTTCCTGTTGAAGGACAAAATGTCTTTAGGCAGTTTATGTTGCGTGGACAAGGCTCAGATAGTCCAATTGTTTCTGCCGCTATTCAAAAGTTGCGTACTAATCCTGAATATGCAGAGTTATTTGCAAAATTTGACAAAGCCGCATCTGACCTAGCAACAAAAGGAATGACTCCTACAACTCGTGTTAGTAGTAAACAAGAAGCTACTGAGGCTGTTGCAACTCGTGTTCAAAGAGAGATTGATGGATTGCGTCAACAGAGATCTGAGGCTGGAAGTCGTGTTTTTGAGCAAGCAAAAGGGTATGGCGGCGATAGAGGCATTGTTGACCCAAACAAAACCATTTCTGAAATAGATGGATTGATTTCAGACTACTCTAAAAAAATAACTCCAAACTCAGAGAGAGCAGTAGCTTTTTTAATTGATTTAAAGTCAAGAATGCTGAATGAAGCTGGTTCACCAAGAAAACTTACTGTAGATGAAACACAG